ATATCGCGACGTCTACAAATATCTTTACCTGTAAAGTCCTTGTCACGATACTCCTCTCCTAATATTCTAACATGAATATTGTACATTGTCAAGATATCTTCTAAGTCTGCTTCTGTACCATACGGAATAATTTCATCAACATACTTAACTGCTTTTAGTTGAGTGTAACGCTCCACAACAGTTTGTATAGGAGCGTTCTTCTCTGCACGGTCAATGCTAGGATCTACTTGTAATCCGCAGATCAAATAGTCGCATTGTTCTTTTGCTTCACGCAACATTTGCACATGACCTGCATGTAACAAATCAAACGTACTACAAGTAAATCCTACCTTCATTATGTTTTCGCCTTAGGTTTTCTGTTTGTGTTAGCTGGTCTTTTATTTAGGTTTTGTTGTTTAGTTTCTAAAATTTCTCGAAAGCTAGCCAACTCGTCCATAAGATCGTCAACTAAATCAAGATCTGTTAGTTTGTCTGTATCTAACTCTATTTCTAATTTAATTTTCACTTTAGTCTCCAAAGTCAAACAAACTTGTAAATGTATTGTGACGCTTAGTATCTTCTAATGGATAGTTAAGCACACCAATCAAGTTGTCTAACTTATTATCAATAATTGTTTCTGCCATTGCTGCATCATCAAACGGAAGTTCTTTGAACCATTCTGGCATACGCAATTCGTCTGTTGGATACGCAACACTTGTGTATCCTAATGGATTCTGCTTGAGCTTACACACGATAACTTTCATACCGTCTACAATCTCTTGCGAGTATTTGTCACCGTTCATACGCTTGAGTGTATTCCAGTTAAGCGATGCACGAACGTGTCCGGGCATGTTTGCTTTACCTTGCTTTTCTTCTAAGCGTCTGTAGTGTCCAACTTTGTTTGCACGTTTTGGAGATCCTTTCTCCCAACCCGGACGTTCACTAAACTCCTTACGGAATACAGTGATACGTTCAAGCACATCTTCTTGCGGTTTGCCTGTAAGTACCATAAGCAATAGTTCGCTCAAAAACTCTTGCATAAACACAGGAGTATCTGATCTACGCAAGTCTAAGCCCATAGCTTTTACTTTGCCAGGCTTACCGTCTACGTCTGTTCTAAAGCCTTCGATGTCAGTAACTAGTGCTGCATAACGCTTCTTGGTAATAAACAGTCCGCTTTCCGCAACAATTTCTCGACCTGCTGCAATAACATCTGATCGACTCTTTGGACAGTGAAACGCTTGTGCCATCATCTCTGGAAAAGTTGCATTTGCTGCTTCTGATACTTGATCATACAGTGTAATAACGTTTTCTTTAGTCCACGGAATGTTTCCAGCTTTAACTTCTTGTTTCAAAGTAGGCCATGCACTAAAGTACACAGAGTCAGTGTCACCGTAGATAACTGCTTCGCCTACGTGATCATATGTGCCTGTAATAACTTTGTTTACTTCTGCACTCATATGCTTAACAATAGTACGTCCAGTTAGTGTGGTTGATTGTCCGATACGCTTATCAAAGAATCTACAACCAGGGTTAAGAATGGCACCGTACAAACTGTTCAAGTTAATCTTCTTAACCAGCTGACGCTTATCCCAGTATTCAATCTCAATAGCATTTCCTGCTTCTTTTGCTTTCTTTAGCATCTTCTGCAAATCTTTACGTTCACTGTACCAACGCTTTAGAATACCAGGGATAACACCTTCAAACTCTGTAGTAAAGATTGTTCCGTTAGCACTTAGCATCCACGGCATGTGGCTATCAAAGATTAGCTTGTAAATCTCTGCGCCACTTAGTACATCTGAACGTCCGTCTTCCCAGTCAATAGTAAGAGCAATGTCTTTACGCTGTTCCATAACTGCTTCGTATTCTTCTGTAGCAAAGCGTCCTTCCCAGCTACCAGCAAAGCTCTGTTTCTTTAGTCCCATGTCTTCTGTTACACGAGCATCACTAATCTCAGGACGGATCTGTCCTACTACAGTTTCTGGAGCCATGTTCAGCGCACGAATCACTGACGGATACAGTGAGTTCAAGTCCATTGAACCAATCCACTTGTGCAAGCCTTTTTTAGGAAACGCAACATACGCACCAGCTGCCTGTGTAGCTTCGTCATCTCGTCTTTGTCTATTAGGAACTTGCAAACCTCTGTGATGTGCTTCGTTAACAATAGCTTGTTCTGTAACAGCTACAGCGCCCATTGTAGTTTGTAGCAACACTGTGTTAGCGTGTGCTAGTTCGCTTGACAAGTCAATAAAACGTAGCTTCTTATCAATTTTATCTAGTAGTGCAACGTCTTGAATGTTGTATTCAATAAACTTTTCAAAATCATTATTGTACAACTGATCAAGTGTGCCTTCATAGACTGTTTTGTTTTCGCCTACTTCGATTTCACCAATAGCGTCTAGTCGATATGTATGACGTTCTTCATATGTGTATTTGCGATACAAGTTAAGATAATCCAAGTGTACACGACCAATTGTGTCATATGTTTCACTTAGCTTGCCAAACTTTTCATACTCGCGCCGTTTAGGCTTTTGACTCCAGAGGTTAAAACGTCTTGTGTCGTCACTACTCAGTACACGTTTAATACGATTAACAGTGTATGGAACATCGTATCCTTCACTGTTCCAACCGCTGTGAATATCTGCATCCTCAATAAGGTCTAAGAACATATTAAGCATTTGTCCTTCACCTTCTTTGTTGTTCGGAAACAGTACAACACTATCGCCCCAACGTGCTTTACACATTGCGGTTGCTTCTTCTAACGGTATTCCTTTAGGAGGCATTGCTACAGTAACCAGCATACTATCAAGCCACTGCAAACATACTGTAATAGCAGTGATTGGCATAAACGGATCTTCAACTGGAGCAAAGCCTCGCTCTGGATCAAAGTCCGTTTCAATATCCCAAAACGCTACATTCATTTTTGGAGCATCTTGATTAAGATAGTTTTCACTTAGACACTGGAAGATAGGATTGATGTCACTTTCAAACAGTTCTTTGTCTCTATTAATAGCAACTTCTTTTCGAAAGTCTTTTGTGTTCTTACACACAATACGACTCAGCGGATCACCATAAACGCTTTTGTACTTGCCTTTAGGATCTTTATAATAAAATGTATATTTTGCGGGGTATTCTGTGTAGTGTCTCTTTCCATCACGGCGCTCGACTACACGGATAATATCTTGGTCGCGATCAAACATCGCGTCAACGTATGGCATTCATTTCTCCTTGTTGCTTCTGGCCAACTAACCATCTACTTACCAGCATTATTGCTTTGGTGCTATTATTACTTATTACAGAATTAATCCTGCGATATAAATTACGGTTAGTCCAATGTTCATCCATAGTAAACTATTTTCTTTCCACAGATATCCAATTATAATCCATAAACTGTTACTAATAATAAATGCCCAAATGTACAAAGGGTAAACATTAAATGCAGCTAGTATAGCGGCTGTTATTAAACATACAGTCGCTATCCACGCTAACCATTGGTATGGTTTCTTTTCTACCACCATGCACTTGCTACTCCGTAACCAAATACATTAACAATTGCAAAGTATCCAGTTAACAGCATGACCCAAGCTGCACCTCTTCTATACGCAGCGTAACATTGTGTTACACTGCCTACTAAGAATCCTGGATACACTAATAGCATATTAGGATTGTTTGCGGTTAGTGCAAGCGTAAGACTAGCTGCAACAGTAAATATAAAACTAACAAGTTCAAAATAGAAAGCAGTATTATCACTGGTGTAACTAGTTACCCAAAATTCTTTTATTTTTTGCATTACTTGTCCACGCCTACAGTAACAACAAGCGTTTCGAGATCATCAAACGCATCCTGATGCTTTTCCCAATCACGTTTCTGTGCAACTTTGATTGCTTTATTAATAAGACCTGGTTTAATATCTAGTTCTTCTGCTACTGCTTTTACAGTATCTTTAAGACCTGCGTTAAGGTCTTCGATTTCTTGTAGTACTGTTACGCCTTCTTGAACAAGACGTTCGAGTTTTGCTTTTTCTTCTGCACCGTAGGTACGATCGCTCATGTTAGGGTTCTCCTGTTGTGTGTTAATTTATTATATAGTATATTGCACTAAAAGTCAAGAGAAATCTACCAATAATTATACTGGTATTTTTATTACTTGTCTTTGGAGTTTTTTTGGTCCAGTAGTCGAACCATATCTTTTAGTCGTGCTCTAAAAGATGGATTAGAAATAAGTTCTTTAAAAAGTTCTACATAACCTTGTAAAGCCTTTCTTTCTATATTAGATAAGTTACGGCCTTTTGCAGCTAAATCTAATGCTCTTGCTGCAATAGCTGCACTTATCTCTGGGTCTACATCGATATCAGATACGCCTATTGCAGT